AATGATGATCCGACATATTTCTTAAAGCAACTTAATGATGCTCTTAGGAAAAATGGATTGCATTAAGAAAATGAATTGAAGTGGAATTTTAAGTGGTTTAGTTTTGTTAGAAGTAATAAATAAAATTTGTTGACATGGTTGTTGTGGTATGTTATAATGAGTAAGTGGTTAAATATAAATAATATTTTAGAGAAAGGATTGGTTAGTTGAAGAATAAAGGCAAATGCAGAAGGCCAATAAAATTTAATAAGAGTCCACCTTCCTTCAATATATTTTTATAGATCATGTGCAATAAATAATAAAATAAAATATTGAAAGAAGGAATTAATACATATGAGTAATACATTTGAAATTATCGGTAAATTATCAATTCCAAAGGAATCAGAAAAGTTTAAACCATATAAAGTTACATTTTTTGATAAGAGTGGATGGGTTATTAATGAGTTAGCTTTCAATGCAGTAGCTGGGGTTAATAGACACATGCTTAAATTAAAAGGTGGTCATTTCAAGGATGGTCATGGTCAAGTTTTTACATTCTCTAAGAGTGGAAAATCTGAAAGTGGTGAAAAAATCAAAGGAGAAAAACTCCAAATTCCTTGGAAAGATCGTTTTAAACCAGAAGTTATGGAAAATGTAGCAGAATTTAAAAAGTTTATAATTGACTTAGAAGAGTATGGAAATAGACATAAATTAGAAAAGGCTGCAGAAAAACTTAATGAAAGTGGACTGACATCAGAGGAACTACTTGAATTGGGAATGACTGATGTTTTAGGAGAGTTAGAAACTAGTAAGAATAAACGCAAGGAATTCATTGATGAATCAGATTTTGCAGAATATATGCATGAAATCATTCCTACTGATAAAGTTCAAGACAAATTATTTAAAATCATTGGTGATATACTCTACACTGAATATCAAGGAAAATACTACAAAAAATTAGTTCCTAATCGCATTTATTTTGCAGAGAAAGATGTAGAACCTTCTTCGACAGCTCAAATTACACTATTCTTTAATAAAAATAGTTTAGACGATAGTTTATTAAAGAAAACACAAAAATATTATATTAATGGGTTTATTAGGAATTATGATAATGATCAAAAGAAAGAAATTTCTGCCCCAGTTACTTTAGTTATTGATGTTTCTAAAAACGATACTGATAAAAAAGTAGAGAAATTTAATACCATGATGATTAATCAATTCACTGTTAAGGATAAATCATGGAAAGAGTTAGGGTTAAAAGTAAAATTACTTGATGGATCACAAAAAATGGAAATCACAATGGATATGCTAAGTGACTTCCAAAAGGAATTATTAGAAATGGATGCTATCACATTTGATGAGATTCGTGAAGAGATCCGCAAAGAAACTGGTGGTGAAATATACGGTGATAAAGTTCAAGAAATGGTAATTATTAATGTTGCAAAGGGGTATTCAAAAGGACGTAAAGATACTGTTTTGACTGATTTAGATTTTGTTATTGCAGAAGCACAAAAGAATGAAGATGAAAATATTTTTGATGTTGACGATGACGATCTTCCTTATTAATTCTCAATTTCTTAAAATAACAAAATAAAATAATAAATGAAAGAGGTTTTAAATTTGGCACGTAGAAAAGTTGGAAAAAGAAAAGAAGTTATGGTAGATTTTGCTAATTATTGTTATTTATTCAATGGGATAGCCGGAATTGGTAAGACTACCCTTGCTTATGAGGTAGGTAAAACGCTATATGGTGAAGATGGAGTTATGATTCTAACAATTGGTCAAGAACCAGAACCAAAACATTTAGGAAATATTTTATCAGATAGAGCAAAAACATGGTCTGACGTATCTGAAATGGTTGATGATCTAGTTGATTACAGAAATGAAGACTATAAAGACTTAAAGTTAATTGCAATTGATACAGTTGATGAAGTATTCAGATTAGCAGAACAAGAAGTTTTAGATATGTTTAATTCTACGGTTGTTATTGATAAGCGTGTTAAATCAATTAAACAAGCCTTTGGTGGATTTCAAGCAGGAGAAAATAAAGTATTAGATATTGTTGTAACAACTTTATTTAAACTTAGAGATGCAGGATATGGAATTTTCTTCATTGGTCATACTAAAATAAAAAATAAAAAAGATCCTATGACTGATATTGAATTTGAACAATTGACTTCAAATTTAGAGGCAAAATACTATACAGCAATCAAAGATAAGGTTAATGTTGTAGGGTGTGCTTATATTGAAAGGGAAATGAATAACTTAGAGACTGTTAAAGATGCTTTTAGTAAGAAAGAAAAACAAGTTGGGAGAATTGCTTCTGAAAAAAGAGTAATTGTATTTAGAGATGAAGAGTATGCAATTGACGTAAAATCTCATTTTGAATACATAGAACCTAAAATTGAATTCAGCGCTCCAATTTTTATCGAAACTGTTCTTACAGCTATAAAAAAGCAACATGATAAATTTCATGGAGAATCAACTGTTGAAGAACTTGAAGTAATTAAAGAAAGACAAGAAGATAAAATAATTGCTGAAATAGAAGAAGATAAAGGACAGGAAGATATTAAAGAAGTAGAAATTGTTGATACTGATAAGGTAGATACTGAAGTAAATAAAGAACTTATTAAAGAAATTACTACCTATTATAAAGTGGCAACAGATGAGCAAAAAGAATCTGTTAAATCAATTCTTAAAGCAAATGGTACTACAAAATTTGATGCAACTTTGCCAACCAAAGTATTTAATGAAATTTTAAGTCTATTTAGATAAAATAAGGGGAGGTTTCGGCCTCCCTATCCTATTTAGGAGTGATGCAATGTTAGTAAATTGTAAATGTCATGTTGGGAATAAGATTGATAGAGATATTGCTTATAAGGTTATTGTGAATAATAAAAATGAATATTACTGTACTGAAAAAGATTATCTTAAAATTATAAATGATAAAGAAAACAGAAAAATACTTCTAGAAAAAATTAATGATGTATTTGGATATATAATAACCAACACTATATTACATAAAGAATTAAGTGAAATATCTAAAGTTTATGATTATGAAAAAATAAATTTATACGTTGTGGAAAATATGAATGCTTTACAAAAATTTATGAGTAAGTCATTTTCAAGTGAATATGGAAAAATAAAATATTTTACGACTATTTTAAAAAATAATATGAAAGATTATATAGTTTCTATTCCAGTTACCAATAAACAATCTGATGCCGAAGTGGTAGGAGTAAAATATAAACCTAAAAACCGTAAAAAGAGCATAGAAGATTACCTTGATGAAGTGGAGTGATTGAGTGGCTAATATCGAGGGATTTTTAACTGGTTGCGATAAGTATCCAGAAGAACTTTTAAAGGGAAGAATAGCAATAGAGGGTAATGTTATATCATGTTTAGCAAAAGATATTTTACTTTTAGATGAAATAAACTTAGATACTAAAGATTTTTTATGTCATGATTCTGTTTTCTATTTTGGTTTATTTAAACATATTAGGAATAAGGGATTTAATTCTTTGGATGAGATCACTATACTTTCGAATGTTTCTGAATTAATTGAGGGTGCGTTCATCGAGCGAGGTGGTTGGGATGTTATTCAAAATTTAGTCAATATTATTAATGATAAAAATTGGGATACATACTTAGATATTTTATATAGAGAGAATATAATTCTTAATCTCTATAAAGGAGGTTTTAACCTCTTAGATCCTATTGAAGAGGAAGGGAAGCAAGTTATACCATTAAAATTATTCAGAAAAATGGATAGCGAAAGTGTGCTCGAATGGTATGAAAATCTTTTATCTAAAATGTCTACTGGAAGTAGCAGTAAAATTCTAGAAGAGGGAGATTTGGAGATCACAGACCAATTTCTTGAAGAATTACAAGAAGGATTAGAAAGTGGTGTACCATTTGATGTATGTGGAAAAGATGTAAATGGTGATGATGTAATGTGCTTGCCATATATATCAAATCAAGTGGGTGGATTTTTAGAGGGAACATTAAACATGTTGGGTGGATTTTCAAGTTCAGGTAAGACAACTCTAATTGTCACGATGCTTATGAGTATGGCTTTTCATGGTAGAAAAATATTAATCATAACTAATGAGCAGAAAAGTACAGTGTTTAAGATTCAATTTATTACATGGATATTGGCTAAGAGATTAAAATATTTCAAAGTAACTAAACGAAAAATGAAAAACAAAGACGAATTAACCACAGAGGATAAAGAATACATAAAAAAAGCACAAAAGATATGGAATGAAGAATTTAAATCTCACTTCAAATTTATACAAATAGCAGATGCAGATATTGGTTTAGTTAAAAAGAAAATACGACAATATGCTTTATCTCAAGGATTTGATACATATTTATACGATACATTTAAAAGTGAATTAAGCAATGATAAGAATGATCAGAACTGGTTAACCCTAATTAAAGATTCAAGAGAATTAGACAAGGTAGCAAAGAAATATAACCTAATTGGATTAGCAAATATTCAGTTAGCACAAGCATTATTTGGCACATTATTCTTAGATGCATCTACTCTGTCTCAATCAAAACAGATAAAGGAAATTCTTGAAACATTATTATTATTAAGACCAGTGTTTTCTGATGAACTAGATAAGGAAAATAAAAAATACTTTTGTAGACCTTTTAGAAGAAAACAGATTGCAGGTAAATGGTGTGAAGAAGAATATACAGTAGATGAAACTGGAGTATATAGAATGCTATTCTTTGAAAAAAATAGAAATGGAGAATGTTCTAGTGATACAGGAATCGCAATGCTTCTCAAATTTAATGGTAATACTGGGACATTTGTAGAATCTGCTTATGCAAGATGTAAGCATGGGAGGATAGGAGTTTAAGAAGGAGGAATTTTCAATATGCTTATGGAAATTAAAAATAAACTCATAAATAATCCACAACATATTGAAAATATTCTTGAGCAATATGGATTTAGTAATATTGGAATTAAATCACATGAGATTCGCTGTGGAATAGGAGAAGATACCAATAAAAGTTCCATTAGAATAAAGTTAGTAAACAATGATTATTTATATGTTTCTGATTATGGTAGGGGGATCAACTGTGATTTATTTAGTTTTATTATTAAAAGCAAAAATGTTGATTATAGAGACGTAATAAATGTAGTAAAAAAAGAATTAGGAATAGAATATTCAACATATACAAAAAGAAAATCAATATTTGGAGGTTTCTACGACAAAATAAGAGTTAAAAAGTCATCAACTATTGATTTAAACTACTATGATAATAATATTCTAATTCATTATGCGAATAAGTTTAATATGAAATTTATTGCAGATGGAATATCAATTGACAGTCAAAAGAAATTCAATATTGGTTTTGATGTTATATCTCAAAGAATTACATGTCCTTGGTGGAGTTTCGATGGCAGATTGGTAGGAATTACTGGAAGATATAATGGTGATTATGATGAAGATAATACACTAAAATGGTTTCCAGTAATTCCACATCCTAAATCACAGACATTATATGGATACACTGAAAATTATCAATATTTGCAAGGATGTGACGAACTATATATTGGAGAGTCAGAGAAATTTGCTCTCCAATTAGATACAATAGGAATTTATACAGGGTTAGCATTGGGAGGTAATTCAATTCACACTCCTCAGATAATACATATTATTAATCTTAATCCAAAAAAGATTTTGTTTGGGTATGATGAAGGATTAGATGAAGAAGTAATATTAAATCAAATACAGAAGGTAAAATCAATGATTAAATTCTTTGACATTAAGATTGGATATATAATAGATAGAGAAAATAAAGTATTACCTAAAGAATCAAAAATGAGTCCGACTGACTTAGGAAAAAATAAATTTTTAGAATTAAAAAATAATTTTGTAGAATGGGTGTGATTTGTTGAAAGAAAATTGGAAGGTGTTAGAACCTAAAGAAAAATATAATGAATATGATTCAATGACTGATAAAATTTTAAAAATAAGAGGAATTAAGGATAAAGAGAGATTTCTTAAACCCAGTGATAATGATATTAATAGTCCTTGGGAACTATCCAATATGGAATTAGCAGTTGAAAAAATTATAAATGCAATAAATAATAAATTAATAGTGGGAATTTATGGGGATATTGATACCGATGGTGTAACTTCTCTAACAATAAAGTATAAATATTTAAGTGATTGTGGCCTTAGTCCAATTATTATATATCATCAAAGAAATAAAGGTCATGGAATAATTGTAGATAATGTTCCAAAAGAATTAGATTTATTAATTATTGTTGACAGTAGCAGTAATTCAGTTGAAGAATGCAAAGAATTAAGTAAAGATATGGATATTGTAATTTTAGACCATCATAATATAGAAAAAGATAATCCATATGCTATAGTAGTCAATCCTCAATGTAATGATTATCCTAATAAAAATATCAGTGGTGCAGGAGTTTCCTATCAGACTTGTAAAGCTATTGATGAAGAAATGCTTACTTTTTATGCTGATAATTATATTGATTTATGTGCAGTTGGTTTAATCGGAGATATGATGGATGTTTCAGATCCAGAAACAAGAGCATTAATCCAAAAAGGATTGCTGAAAATACATAATAATTGTGATAAGTCTCTTAAAGCAATTCTAAAGCACTTAAAGAAAGAGTATAAACCTAATGCGACAACAATTGCATTTTATTTAGTACCATTCATAAATTCTATTATTAGGTTAGGGAAAATTGAAGATATTATAGAAATACTCACAACTGAAGATGAAAAAAGATTGAAAGTTTTAATTAAGACTTGTGGTGGAATGAATGACAAAAGAAAAGTATTGCAAGCAGAAATTGTTGAAAAAATAGAAAACATAGTCAACTTAGATCATAAAATAATTATAGTAGATGTTACTGAATTGGAAGCAAATACAACACTGAATGGTTTAATCGCACAAAATGTTGCTCAGAAATATCAGAGACCAACACTAGTCGTTAGTTTGGATAAAGAAACTGGTGCATTAGGAGGTAGTGGTAGGGGATATGGGAATGAGTTTGACTTTAAGGAAGCATTATCACGCACAGAGTTATTTGAGAGCGTAGAGGGGCATTCTGGAGCATTTGGGGTGGAATTTAAGCCTGAGAATCTAGATAAAATATATGAGATTATTGACTTAGAACTTGAACACATGAAACAAGAATATGTTGTTGAGGCCGACATGATTATTAATGTGGAGGATATTACATGGGATTTATTATATGAGATTCAGAGATTATCTTTCATAGCAGGTCAAGGATTTAAAGAACCATTATTTATTATTGAAGATTTGCCTGTTGGAGATGTCAAAATCATGAAAGAGATACATATAAAATTCAATGCAGAAGATTTAGAGTGTGTGAAGTTCAATGTCAGTGAAGATGAAATTAGTGATATAGAAGGATCAATGTTTGTAGATGTATTAGGAAGTTTGAGTGTAAACTCTTGGTATAATTTTGGAACAAAAACAACTATAAGAAGTAAACAAGTAATGGTAAAAGATGTTCAAGTGTATTAATAAATAATTTAGGAGGATATATGAAAGAAATTAAATATTGTAGTATTTGTGGCATATCTAGAGAATTAGCAAGTAAATTTTATTTAAAATCACAACAAGGAATTAATTTATGCAATAAACATTATTTACAATTAAGACTTCGAGGAAAGATTACAGATGCTTCTCCTCCAGACATCAAAGATAAACGAGAATATTGGACTAAGGAAGAAGAAAATAAATTAGTAGAATTAGTAGATAAAATAACTTCTTATGAAGAAATTGCTGTAATATTAAATAAAAGAACCAGTAGTGCTATAAATAGTAAAGTCGCTAGTATGGGGATTGAAACAAAATATCCAAATAGTTCCAATTTTAAAGCAATATATCAAAATTACGATTGGTGTTATCAAAAATATATTATTGAAGGGTTAAGTCAAGAAGAAATGGCAATTGAATCTGGATGTAATTTAAGAGTTCTGAAAAAATGGTTGGTAGAAAAACATAGGATAACTCAAGAATATAGACAAGAAAATAAAAAATTAAGTGAGAGACAAAAGGATTTAATTATTGGATCTATGTTAGGTGATGGTCATATAGATAGAAGAGAAGAACAACCAATGTTTATAGAGGCCCATGCAGAAAACCAAAAAGATTATATATATTTCAAATATAATATTCTTAAAGATTTATGTAATAATCCACCAGTTAGAAAAGAAGCATGTTATAGTGACTTTAATGGAAAATCATATTTGTGTCAACCATCATATAGATTTTGCACGAGACTACATGATTGCCTAAAAGAATTTAGAGGAACAACTTATACATATTTATTAAGCCTAATGAATGAATTCTCTTTTTCAATATGGATGTTGGATGATGCTTACAGAGGTAATTCAAATTGGGAATTATGTATTGCAGAATATACTTCGGATGATACTCAATTTGCAATTAATTTATTAAACAATAGATTCAATTTAAATTCTAAGTTACAAAAAGATATAAGATATTTAAGATTTGATGCTAGGTCATCGAGAGAAATAGATAAAATTATTCTTAGAAACATTTCTAATGATTTAGATATAATAAAATATAAAATTACAGATAATAAAAATTTACATAATGAAGAAAAGAGAATTTATATTGAACATAATAATGAGAAAATATTATTTGCTGACTTTTGTAGAAATCATAATTTAGATTATAAAAGCACTTATTATAAAGTATTTAATGATTATCAAAATGCTAGAGATATTTTGGAGGGACTTATGTGAAAAATATAATTGAAGATATAATTAAAAATATTTCATTTAATTTCCCTTATAATTCTCTTGATTATGCTGAAAACTTATATATGGAGAATTACCATAATCACAAAGATTTTTCAAATTCGTCCACACCAGACTCGCCAGAATCAATTAAAAATTATGCTAAGAAAACAATCGAATATAATGGAAAATGTTTGTTTAGTGGAGATCATGGAAATCAGGGCAACCAGTTCGAAGTATATAAAACAGCACAAGAATTCAACTTAAAATATAGACATTCAGCAGAAGTATATTGGGTAAAAGATAGACTGGAAAAAGATAGAAACAATTGTCATATGATGATCATTGCAGTCAATCATGAAGGGCGAGAGGATTTAAATTACATCCTCTCTATTGCTAATGAAGATGGTTATTATTATAAACCCAGAATTGATTTAGAACTTTTATTAAGTGTTCCAAAAGAAAATTTCATTGTAACTTCTGCTTGCGTGGCTGGATGGAAATATGAAGATGCAGAAGAAATATGGTTGAAAATACACAATTATTTTGGAGATAATTTCTTTTTAGAGGTTCAAAATCATAATACTGACAGTCAGAAGATTTTAAACCAAAAAATATTAAAAATTGCTGATAAATATGGTATCCAAATAATTTGTGGTTTAGATAGTCATTTTGTTGAAGAAAAAGATTCTATCAAGAGAGATCAAATACTAAAATATAAAGGAATTAATTATGAGGATGAAGATGGTTGGTATTTAGATTTTCCTAATGGTAAAGAAGTATTTAATAGGTTTAAGACACAGGGGGTATTAAATGATAAACAAATATTAACTTCTATGATGAATACTCTTATATTTGAAACTGAATGTGAAGAAATAGTATTTGATAAACATTTTAAGATACCTTGTGTATATCCAAATACTACATATGATGAACGTGTGAAAATATTTAAAAAAATATTAAATGAAAGATATAAAAAGGAAACTCTAAAAACACCTGAAAAAATGAAAGGTGTTGTATATGAGGCAGGAGAAATTATTGACAGTGGTGTCGTAGACTATTTTTTAACAAATGACAAAATTATATCAAAAGCAGTCAATGAAAAAGGTGGAATTCTTACAACCACATCAAGAGGAAGTTCTGCATCTTATGTAGTTAATAAACTTTTAGGATTCACAACAATTGATAGATTTAATTGTGAAATTCCTATTTATCCTGAAAGATTTCTTACAAAAGAAAGGGTATTAAGTGGGCAAATGCCCGATATTGACTATAATCTTGCATCTCCAGAACCATTTATTGAAGCAACCAGAGAATTAATTGGGGAGCATAGTTGCTACCCTTTGATGGCAATTGAAAAACTCAAAGAAAAAGCAGCATGGCAACTATTCGCAGGAGTAAATGATATAAAACCAGAAGTGGCAAATGAAATATCAAAACATATCAACCAGTATAATGACAAACTAAAATATGCAGATGAAGAAGATAAAGAATTAATTCACATTGAAGATTTTATTCCAGAAGAATATTTAGAAATTTATAAAGGAAGTTTGGAATATCAAGGAATTACTATAAATCTAAAATCTCATGCATGTGGATTTTTGTTATTGGAAGGAGATATTAGACGTAAAATAGGATTAATTAATGCAGTATCAGAAACAACAGGTAAACGTACTTTGTGTGCTTGTATTGAAGGAAATTATCTTGATGAATTTGGATATGTTAAAAATGATTATCTTGTTGTAGATAGTGTAGCTTTAACCCATAAATTTTTCCAGAGCATTGGTAAATCAGTTCCTAGTTTTGATGAATTAAGAGAAATGATTAGTGGAGATGAATTAACATGGGATATATATGCAAATGGTATTACTTGCTGTGTCAATCAAGTTGAAAAAGAATCTACAACTAAAAAGGTAAAACGCTATAAACCAACTACTTTAGCAGAATCTAGTGCTTTTATAGCTGGAATTCGTCCTGGCTTTAAATCTCTTCTTGGAACGTTCTTAGCAAGAGAAAAATATACAACAGGAGAGGAAACTATTGATAGAATATTAGAAGATAGTTATCATTTCATGTTATATCAAGAATCAATTATGAAGCTCTTAGCATACTTGGGATTACCTATGGGAGAAGCATATGGGGTATTGAAAGCAATATCTAAGAAAAAATTGAAAGGAAAGAAATTAGATGATCTACAAATAAAATTAAAAGAAAATTGGATAAATATTATTGGTAATCTAGATAATTTTGAAAAAATATGGGATGTAATAGACTCGGCAGCACTTTATTGTTTTAATGCTCCGCATGCTTTAAGCATGGGAGGAGATAGTGCCTACCAAGCATGGTTTAAAGCACATCATACAGCAAAATTCTATGAAGTCGCAATCAACCATTATCAAGACAAAGAAAACAAGAAAAAAATTGATGCTCTTGTAAAAGAAGCATTGACATTCTATGGATACAAATTGGGAAACTATGAGTTTGGCAAGGACAATCGGAGAGTAAATGTAGATGAAATTCATAAAATTATATAT